GCAAGTCGATCCCGGTCTCCTCTTCCAGCATCTGGAGCATCGACTTTTCAGCACCGTAGTCAGCACACTCGTGCCAGATCTTGCTGGATGTCTCAAAGCGCCGGTTGATCCGGAGTGCCCGCCATCCGTAATCCCGCCACCAGACCACAGCGCAGGCAGGATAGACGATTTCGATTTGTTTGTTCATTTCTTTAGATAGGGCCTGCTCGGCGTGTTTGAGTTGTTTTGCGTAGTTCATGAGGCGGCCTCCTGATCTAAAAACTTCAGAAAACTAACGATCCAGTCATTTGTAAAACTGAGATTGTCATAATCTCTGGAGAGCTTCTCTGCAGATTCATGCGCCCATGTCCAGAATTCTTCATTTTTGTCTGGTTGCTGCTCGCAGGACTTCATGAATTTCCACATATTCTGTACAAAGTCATGTTCGCGATGTAATTTGTCCATTAATCTGCTTCCTCCTGAAATGGATTTGTTTCAAAAATACCTAGATTCTGAAAACCGTCCTTCAAAGTAGAATCCCATGAATATAGAACATTCTCATCTTTGGCATTCTGTAGGCGTTTACTATGCTCGTCATAGAACAGATTAATGAAATAATCTTGTGTTCCGTTTTCTCTGTCCTTGGCAATTTCAATTACATTGCTGGCATTCGGATCGATCACTGCAGCCTTAGCAGCTCCAAACTCTTCAGTAAAACGCTTAGAAAAATCATGGTTGATTCGATGAACAATAAAAGCGTTATCAACTATGTTCACGATATCTCCGGAACCGCTTACATCTTCCAATCGGAGGAACCCGGATGATTTTCTGGGATGCGCAACAAACAACACATGGCAGTTTGTGTCCTCTGCGATCTGCTTCAGCTCCAGCACAAAGTTTTTCTGCTGATCGTATTTGTTGTCTCCTGGAAGCCCGGACAATTCCAGAATCATTAGATTATCAATGACACAGATGTCCGCATGATGCTGAGTGATCACATTCCGGAGCGTTGATGCGATCTCTGTAAACTTATTTCCGCATTTGTTGTTGTATAACCAGAATCTGTCTCCCATCCATTGATAAATCATTTTCTTCTTTTCTTCTGGTACAAAATAGCTGTTTTCATAAATCGCAGAACGCTGGATATTGTTATGGCCTGCTGCCTGCAGCGTTAACCAATTAAGATATTTTTTATTGTTCAACTCTCCGGAATAACAGATCACTGTATGCTCAGCTTCAACCGCGTTCAGGATCAGCTGGCCTAATAGTGTTGACTTTCCGCTCGATCTCAGTCCACTGATTACAGAGACCTCAGTTTTTGCAAAGCCATGAAGCTTCTGGTCAATCTCGGTAATGCCAGATGCGACATATTCCTTTTCCGGCTCTGCGTCTTCTGCAATCTGCTGAGCATTTCGGAACATTTCAGCTTCATTAGTAATCACCGGCTTCGTGTAAAGCAATTCAGCTGATGATTTGTTTCTGTTGTGCTGCTGCCAGCCAGCATCAATTCGAGCATCAAAATCCGTATATACTGGTTTGTCATAACAGCCAGGATCGAACTTCTGCCGGACATCTTGCCAGCGATATTCTGAACATGAATTATGATGGCACTTAAAAGCGATTGCTCCGTTAGAATACTGGAAGATTTTTGCATCGCCATCTCTATGGCTGCTATCAAACGGGCATTCATCCAGAAGATATACTGTGCTGTCTTTTGCTGTTGATGTCTTGCCGTAAGTTATCCCGTTATCAGCCATGAATTTCAACAGATCGAATGATTCCCCTTTGTAGGTAGATGGTGGATTTTGCTGAACCGGTGCACTCTCAGCAAGCTTTTTCAGGAATGCTATATCAGTTTGCTCGATAACATTCGGAGCTGAGAATATCCTGGACATCCTGTGCGGCCTGTCTTCTGTATTGGCTCCCTTCTGGGCTAGTGTTCCATGCAGCTTGCAGATCCTTGACGGATTGTAATTTGTTGTATCCACTTTGACCTGATCCGTATCGAATAACTCAGCCAAAGCCTTTAAACATTGCTCTACAAGTTCTTCATTCTCTGGAGTATTCCGTAGAGCAATCTTATAAAGCAAATGGCAGCCATTGCCGCTCAAAGCCTTCACTGGTTCACTGAATCCCAGTGTTTTTAAATACAAATAGATTTTGCTAGCCGTTTCCTTTGCGGCTGTAAGCTCTGCTTCACTGGATGAAATTCCGGCTGGTCGCACCGGATCGAGATCGATAAACAACCATTCATAACCAATGATCTCTGTATCTGATGTTGTCTGACTCACTTGCAGAAATTTGTCATGTTGCATCCGGCTGTATAATTCATCCTTAATACAGTTCAAAGTAATATAGATGTTTTTATCTCTGGCATCGATCCGATCTAGAGCCTGGACGAGTGTATCAGCATCTTTGAAATATCCGCTGATAATTGTCTTTTTGCCACCACCAAGAATCCGAACTTCAAACAGTTTGTTATTTGGTTTCAATACAGCAATAGTTTTTCTGATGAAGTTTTCGTTCAAATATGCAGATTGCCTCATTGCCAGAAACCCCCTTTAGATTCTTTTTCATTCTTATTCATTCTTTTATCATTCTTACATTCTTGTTTGTCGGTAATCTGCGTTGTCACCTGCGTTGTATCTTGTGTTTCCTTGGTGTTGTATTTAGTGTTGTCGTTAGTGTTTCCATGACCTTGAAAATCCCAATAATTTACAATGGTTAGAAGTGTTCCCTTTGATGTGCTATCCTTGTAGATCATGCCGTCTGATTGCAGCAAATTTAGGAAGCTAAGAACCTTCTTCTCAGACCACCGCCACCGTTGTGCTAACTGCCGGATAGAAGTCCATCTTTGACCAGGCTTTATCTCAATGATTTCATTTGAAATATGGATTTTTCTTGGTTCGTGATTCACCATGATCAACAAATCAATCCAGGCACTCTGATAGTTAAACTTCTCTGTTTGCCACAGCCAATGATCCTCAATGGAGCGGTACAGTTTTATCCAGCCCTTATTTTTGTCCATCCGGATCGCCTCCTAACAATTCGACAATCTTGCGTCCTGTGTGGAAGTCATCGCAGAATTCAAACCGCACACCATACTTATCACGGATTGTTACAAGCGACTTATACAGTGCTTCTCCGTTGATTGCTTTCGGAGATACTGCTTTTCTGGGGTTATCCCAGAAATACACATCTCCTAATGTTTGTATCTGCCCGCCATGCTCCACAAGAATGATCAGCTGTATTCCGTTTTCCTTAGCTCGGATCAGCTCCGATCTGAAGCGTTCGTGTTGCTGGCACACATTTCCACACAGTTCTCCAAGATCCTTCTTCCGGTCAATTACCAGCCTCGGATTGTCCAAGGACTGGTAATCTCCTACAAATAATTTGCTCCGGAAGTAGTTGACTCCAAGATTATCGAATTGCTCTTTTATTCGAAGCCATTCCTGTTTATGTTCTCTTGTGTCAACTTGAATATTCATTAGAACGGAACCTCATCAACATCATCAAGCTGCATGAATTCAGCAGCAGCTACACTCTGGTCAGGAATAGAAACAGATCCCTTGAGACGTTTTGGCTCAGGTATATTGGCGGTAGGCACTGCATCTGCAGAGCAAAACCACCGCAGCTGAGGCCGCATAGACCTGTTTCCGTTATATTCGTTCTCTACCAGACCAAACACACCACCGACAATTTTATTTTTGAACTGGGTTCCCCAGTTATCGCCCCAGGAAGTAACAAAACCTTTGTTGGACTTCTCAACAGAAGTCACAAATGACTTAAAACTTCTGCTGGTCTTGCTTGGATCGGAATAGTCATTAACCATGACATACTGAGAACCGGCATAAGGCCACTTTTTGTCTGGCCTGATGTCTTCGTCAAATGTCCTCATAAACAGGCCGGGCTGTTTATCATTGGCAGCAAAGTCAAACATGATAGCAATCATCGGTTTTCCGGTTTTACTCTGGCGTTCTTCAACTTTTTTAATGATCAGATAATGTCCGCCAACTGTTGGAGCTTCGTAAGATCCTGTTACCTGTGTTTCATCATATCCATTCGGTTTCTGCATTTATTTCCCCTCCTTGGAATAATAATACTTGTGAATTTGCCCTTCTGATATTCCCTTAGATCTCAAGTAATCTGCTGGGATATTTTTGTTTTTGCAATCTTTAATGAATGCTTCTTTTTTTCTGGCAAAGAAATTCTGAATTTCTGTTTTGTAACTAATGATTTCGGTTCGATGAAGATTGTTCACCATTTCTTCCCAATATTTTTCAATAGTGGCATATACGTTCAGATTCTCCTTTCCACCATACAAAACATCTTTGCCTTTATAATTTCTAATGAAGATATAGACTAATTGATTTTTGATTCCCCAATCATTATCTTTTTTCCGTTGCTCTATATCCTCGTGGCAAAGCTTGCAGAGTGTAACAAGATCATTGAGAATATCTTCATGCCCTAAGTTTCGATAACTGAGATGATGGCATTGCAGATCCATCGGCCTACCACAACATACACATTTGTTATTGTCCAATTTAAAACGAGCCTGTCGAACCGTCTCCCATTCTGGTGACTGAATATATTCCGAATAATCAATTCGTTGCATTATTCTCATCTTCACCTCCCAGATCCCAGTATTCTCTTATTCTGGTATCAACGGCCTTCAAATCGTTCGGGATCTTCAGCTCAAACATTCCCTCCGGAGACTTAGCAGTAGTAAAGCCATCACTCTGTGTGATAAAGAAATACTGTCCGTTCTCTACCAGAGTATTCAGCACGATGTTGAAGCAGCCTTCGACTGTGAGCTGATTGTCCAGCATCTTTCCGATTGTCTTTGCCTTGCTGATCCCGGTGTTGGCATCTCTTTCGGTATGATGCAGAAAATACACAATCACATCATCTGGAAGGCCGTAATTAACCCAGTGAATCAGGTTCCTGAAATGCAGAGCCATCTCTGTAAACTTCTGGTATCCGATTTCTTTGGCTCTGTCGAAATTCTCGTTAGCCATCAGATATTGAGAATCATCGATCACATAAGCTTTCAGCTTTGGTTCTTGCAGAGCCCTCATGATCATGTCGTATGTAGCCCTTTTTGCTACCTTGAACTTCTTCTGGAAGGGAAGCTGTGTTTTCTCGACCTCGAAGATTCCGACTTCATTAGGATCAAAATTTTTGATCGAGAAGGTTTTTCCAGTTCCGGAATCACCAACAACTAATACTCCTAAACCCATTGTTACCTCGCTTTCTCTGTGATAAAATCACAGTGCATATAAATACTTTTGAGTGCCGGGATTGCTCTTACCACTTTCAGCATCCCGGTATTTCTTATCTAATTCTTAAACTTCTGCTCTGTTCCAGATGAGCGAAATGCAGATCTACCCCGGCCTTGATGTCAGCTGCGATCTTCTTTTTGTCGACCTTAGGCTCCTGGATAACTAGGTATTCGATCGGGATGTCATTGACATTCTCTGCATCAATGACAACAGAGGGTGCGTTGTTCTGCACGTTGAAGCTGAACAGATCCGTTTTGAATTTTGTCTTGCCGGTCAGCTCCATGGTTGCCTGCAGATTCTTTTTCATTCGGTCGATGTTGTTCTCGATCGTCCGCTTCCGGTCTGTCATACGGTCAATCTCTGTCTTGTAAGCAGCTGCATCCGCTTCCAATGCCCGGATCACCTTGGCATAGCCATCGGCCTTGGCCTCGATTTCATAATCAAGACCTTCCAGAGTGTCGTTAATGACTTCTTCGTCAGCTCCGTCTTCCAGCATGTGCAGGAGCTGTATCCAGTCATTAGTGAGTTCATACAGAGTGGACATTATTCTTCCTCCTTTTCTGCAAATTCTTTAGCGTCTTTCAAAGAGAAAAACTCTTTTACTTCCTTACCGTCCTTGAGCAGCCAGTATGATGTGTGATCCCATGTTCCGCTTCTGTTTGCATGCGGAATGTGACGTTTGCGGCTCTCAATCGTCAGACCATGATCTCCGGTATAAGTGATCGTTGTGCCTTCTTTTGATACTGTTTTTTCTGTTTTAATCCACTTCATCTTTGTTCTCCTCTTCCGGTTCCTCCAGCTGCAGCAACTCCATCAGGTCAGCGAACAGCTTTTCTTCGAACCGCTCATAAACCGAATCAAACATGATGTACAGACAGTCAGATGCTTCTGAATGATAGCAAGTTGCTTTCGCCCTCAGCTGCTGGAACACGTTTTCGTAGTGCCGGATCTGCTGCTTCAAAGCCCGTTCTCTCTCTTCCAATCTGTCAACCTCCATCAGCGCGTTGTACAGAATCAGATCCTGTGCTAATGGTTCGCTCAGACCGGTTAATAATTTGCTTGCTTTCATTTTTACCTCCTTAATAATGTGATTCCTTTCCTGGATACCGATACGGTGTCCGGAAGTCTGATTTTTTGCCTTTGCTTCTCCAGATGCTTCTGGGCGTGATCGGCTCTGGTTTCTTCTTTTCCGGGATATCCCAGTCCCAGTTCTTGAGCAGCCATCTCAGTTTGTTCTCATCGGCTGTGGCTGCATTGTCCTCCAGTTTCATTCTTCTTCTGCCTCCAAAATTCGCATTATCCAGTCCCGGCGATCTGCAGGCTTCTGCATTGACCATTCCTCAAAACAGACTATCGCGGATTCCATGTTCGGAAACTTATATGGCTGGCAGCAGTGCGCCGGTTTGAATCTTCCGTGCTTGCTGGTGGCATATCGGATGACACCATCCCGGAAGATCATAAGGATGAATTTACCTTCTTCCTGCATACCTCGATCCACTCCACTCCGTTCTGGCGATGACATCCTCATGCACTACTTTTTCATGATGGGATAAGATCCCGAACAGCAGAAGCGCGATGCAGAATGCCGCTGCGATGAACAGAATGATGTTTAATATGCTTT